AAATGCCCATCTGACACATGACTTCAACGGTTTCAGCCGCCGAGTCCGCCAGACGTTCCATCGCCCCATTGACCGCATCAAAGATCGTGGTCATGGTGGTCAGGTCGGTGAGTTTTACCCCACGACCGTAACCGGCAATGGTGCCGGTGACTTTGCGGGAAGAAAGCGCGATCAGGCTGTTTGCCGTGCCTTCCGTCAAGGTTGACGAAGCGGCCGTGATGCGGTTCCATCCGTTAAAGGTCGCGGTGATACCTGTCCGTAGAGGGAGTTCGTCGCGTTGCGCGAACTCGATCAGCGGGGTTTTTGGGACGAGCGTCGCAATAATCTTCCTACTGAACCATGCCAGCAGGAGGTTATTTAACGTCGTTGTAGTGGTATTAGTATCGGCCATTTAATCTACTAGGCTCCTGGGCCGGTTAAGGCTTACCTTCCTAGTCCTTCAATGTGCTTTATAGACGCGGACGCCAGACTACGCTCGCCAAACGGCCTTGGACGCTTCCCGCAATTGTTCCTCAAGCCGTTTCCCCTCTTCCGAGAAAGGATCGACTCCGGTCACTTGCTGGTACATCGTCTGAGGTGTCTGGACTTGCGCAAGTCCTTGAACGGTCGCTGGTGATCCTCGCCCCAAAATAGGGCTCGGGTTGCTAGGTTGCACAGAGGCTTTCGGAGCCTCGCCTAATCGCAAGCGATCTTTGACTTCATTCCACGCGGCGCGGTGAGGATTTTTCAAAGCCCAGTAGTTTTCGGAGGGGTTGTTAAGTTCTTTTTTCAGCTCTTCGTAAAGCGGACCCTGCAAGATGCGGGGATCTTGTTCCGCCAAGGCCGCGATGTTTGCGCGGGTGGCGGCGATGCGCTGTTGCTCGGCCAGGCCTTGAGTCACCTCAAGGGCAGGCGCGGCAATATCCAACGCTTCTTTACGGGCAACGGCACGGGAGATCTCGACTGCAAAGGCAATCGGATCGGTCTGCGCCAACTGCAACAACTGAGCACGGATGGCGTCAGGAGACTGTCCGGTTACGTCGGCTTGTGGCGGCTGTGCCGCCGGTAAGGACTCAATTTGTTTTTTGAGTTGGCCTTGTTTGTTGCCTAAGTTCCCCAGCTCCTTCTGCCGTGCTTCATAATCCGCAAGCAACTCATCAACCGTCTTCTGTTTCTCCTGGACCGCTTCCTCAATGCGGGCGGTCGAAGCCTTTAGCTTTTCTTCGTCCACGGTTCCATCCGGCTTCTGAAACTTCGCCGGAACTTCTTTCTTCGGAATTTCAGACTGTGGCGCAGGAGCCGGACTCGGTTGTCCCTGAGGGGCCGACGTCTGGATGGTTGCGTTTAAGTCGTCAATTCCCTTCGCGGCGGCATCCGCAAATATCGCCCGTACTGCGTTATCGTCCATCGGCGGCGGCAGACCATCGGTGGACGGCACAAACGGCACGTCTATTTGTTTCGTTACTTCGCTTGCGGGTTCAACTGGTGGCATTTTGTCTCCTTGCCGGTCCCTCGCGGGATTATCGGCGGTTGTCTAACGGCGCCGCGGCTCCTTGGTACGTCGCTAGAAGCCTGTCCTGGCGCTCCTGCTCGACCAACTCTGACTCCAAAGATTCTTTTGTCGTCAGCACTTGGTTCAAGCAAAAAACGATGGCATTACGGCGAATGGAGATCTTCTTCCATTCGGTGTCCTGCTCTTTTTCCATTAGCCGATCTAAACGGATGTTCGATTCCCAGATCTCATTCAATAGCCCTTCGACGTACATCCGTCGCACAGTCGGATTATCCAAAGCGGCCAAGATGTCCTCAAAAGCCCCCTCCCGGAGGTTCGTCTTTTGAGGGTCGAAGATGTGCCCGAACCATCGGCTAAAGTCAATCACGATACCACCGGCTGTCTACGGATCGGGTTCGGCGGCAAGAAAGATGGCTGGTTCCCATGCGGTCCGCCTTTCATTCCAGGCATTAAACGGTTCGCTTCAGGTCTTGGGGCGTGATTGGGCGGTGTAGGCCCTGGAATACCCCCTGGAGGCGGTCCAGGAGGCATCCCAGGAGGCGGAGGCTGTCCGGGTGCGCCAGGGGGAGGACCTCCCGGCGGCATCATCCCGGGCATGGGCGGCGGCTGGCCCTGAGGAATCCCGGCTATGGTCGGCATAGGCGCAAACCATGAGCGGGCTTCGGGAATCCCCTGCAATTTCTCCATCACATACTGCAAAGCCCCGGAAATGTCCGCAGAACCCGGCGGCAGGATCGTCATGACCTTGATGGCATCCATGACCTGCGCCGACTTCACAATCTTGTTTTCCATCGAGAAGATGCCCATCGGCTTGAAGCGATAGCTCTGATCGACCATCTCAGGCGGCACAAAGACAAAAGCGAGAAAGCGAGGGATGGTGATCGGAGGCATACCAGGGATCGGATGGTTGGCAATGGGAACGGGGGAATCCCCAAGGATCGCTTTCATGTCCTGGGGCTGGAGGTATTGATAAATCAAACCGTAAATGCGCTCGCCAGACTCGATCATGAACTGCGATTCAATGATCATGCCCAAGGCCGCGATGCGCTCATTGAACATCTGCTTTAAAAGCTCCATCCCGCCCAAAGTCTGATTGGTATCGTGGACCATATTGGAAGACCCGAGCGTCACGCGGCTTGCGCCAGTGCGCTCTTGGATCTGCCGTTCAATCTCCATGGTCTCGCGAAACGCCGATTGCGATACGTCGGGGAACTCGACAGGCGTAATGACCTTGCGAATGTCGTCGGTCACGTTATCTTTCAAGCGGATCATGCCGCCAGGTTGCGAGATCATGTCCTTGCGGCTGACAATGGCCTTCTCAAAGACCGCCATCATCTTGTTCATGATCAAATTCACGTTGTCCACGCGGCAGTTGCGAAGTTCGTTGATCTCGTCCTGCTCATCCATGATCAGTTCAGGAATGCCCTTGCCATACGGCTCACAGGTGCGGATGTAATCCATCTTGACAATGGGAGAATTGCCGTCAGGAATCGGACTTTCTTCGCTGGACAAAAGCCAGGAGCCGGAAGCCACCATCACTTTGCCAGGCACAAGCTCCTCGGCCTGCGGACCATCGGGAATGTCAAACTCGATCCATTTGCGCGGGATCGGAGCCCACAATTCCCATATCGTATGCTTCTTCTCGTACTTCGACCAAACCCGCGCCAGATCAATGAACTTGCGGTCGGCTTTGGAAGTCCTGAGATCGTCATCAAAGCGTTCGCCTTCTATAAGCCCTTCAAGCGGCTCTGACACGTCAAAGAACTTGCCTTTTTTGATGTTGTCCATGATCCAGCCATATGGCAATTTCTGGCGATGAATAACCTTGGCCCAATCGACCGTATTGGGCTCTGGGAAAATGTTTCGGATATGGACATATTCCGCCCGCAGTTGATTTCGCAAAAGCACCTGCTGGTTCTGCATGGCGAAACCTTGCACAGGCGGCGGCGTCATGGGCATCTGGCCGGAAAGCTGTTCGGGCGGAAGGTTCTGCACGTACTCAGACGGGCTTTGCGTTACCGGGACTTTGCGCTTGCGCGTGTCTTCGACACGTTCCCAGTAGAGCTTTACAAACCCTGATCCATAACGAATCGACTCTTTGAGCGCGTCGTAAAATGCCAGGTCAAATTTCGATTTGTGCATCTCATAAGCCAAAGCGTCTTGAATGAGTTCGGCCTGAAGGGGATCGCCGTCCGGCCCTGCTTCGACTTCAATGGGCGGGTTCGGAGCCATCATGGTCTTATAGATCTGCGAGGTGATGGTCTCGACGTTCTGCACCGTCACGCCGACAAACATGTGCGACTGCCAGGGCTCTTTGCGACCCAGCAATACCGGGTCATAGAGACTATGATAATTCCTGTCGAACTTGTCCCATTGCGCGTGATACCGCGCCGACCGCCAATCCCAGGACGCCCGATAGAAGCTCTTAACGTAGTTCACAAGCTCTTCTTTGCGCTGAACGGCCAGCTGGCTGTCGCCGGGTTGCGCTGATTGGAGCGGGTAAAGGTTGTCGTCAGGCTGATTCGGGAGCCCTTGGACCATTTAGTTTGACCTCACGTGCTTGGCGCAAACATACGTCTGGCCGGGAGCCTTGGGTTCATAACAACCCTCGTGAACGCATTGCGACTCCGTTTTTTCTTTTTTCGGAGGAGGAGGCTCTTCAACTTTTTTCTTGATAATCATCTCAGCGTTTAAAGAGCGGCGCACCACCGCCATGATTGTGCGTAAACTCCGTCTGCGGCATCTCCGACATATCATGATCGCCGGACGATGAACTTGGAACTGACTGCGTGTCGGGATTCCCTTGGTTTGAACCGCCGGGGAACTCTCCTCCTGTTTTGTCGGGTTCATCTGATCCTTCAGGTCCAGCGTCGCCTGCGCCTTTGGAATCCCGGTAAGTCTGCACAAGACCCTCGTCATTTTGCGGCTTTTTGTAAGTCGCATATTCATCCGTCGAATCTGTCCCGGCAGGATGAATCTGAATATCCTCGGAACCAGAGTTGTCCTTTTCATCCCCTTTGAAGCTTGAGGTCATCGACCATACAGGCTTAGAAGTCACGGAGCCTTTTTTGCCCGAGACGACATTCATGCCGAGTTTCGGACCCGTGTTAGAACCCACATAGCCCTCGCCTCCTTCTGCCGGAGCATCAACTTGCGATGGCTGACGGGCGTTCCCGGCACTATTGGTCTCTGTCCCACTACCTTCGTCTTCACGATACGTCTGGTTGTCTTTCATGATTTCTCCTTAGCTGATCAGTTGTCCCAGCCGGTTTTTCTCGTCATAGCACGTCCGGCAGTACGCCGTCCCCCGATGCAATAAATCGGCTTTATGCGGCCCGTAAATGCACTCGAAATTCAGAAAGTTCGGCTGGATCTTCGGAAGTTCCCGCTCGATCTCCCGTTCTTTGACCGCCTGATTCCAATTCCTCACGCCACCTCCGCTACGCGTCTGTCCAACTGCTTGACCATCGACGGTCCATAGTCCGTGCGCGTCCGCGTCGCCGTCCAGCGAAATGCCTCAGTAGGCATCCAGGTCGTTTCTTGCCCGACCTGAAAGCGCGGCTTGCCCTCAATAGATGCCTCCTCGGTGTCTCGCGGCACGCCCACCGCGCCTGAGTTCGGCTGGATGATGTCGGGATGGAAACAGTAAGCCAGCGCATCCACCAGGTCGTCATGTTCCTTCGACGAATCATCAAAGCGGTAGGCGTAAAGTTGGGAACGCAGAAGCTTCATCTCGGGATGCAGATGCACGGCGCGGGCTTCCCAGCGGCTTACCAGGCCTCCGACCATGTTAATCCGCTTTTCCTTCGAGATCCCGTGGGTTTGTAATTCCACGTATTTAAAATCCCACAGATTGAGGCGTGTACGCGCTTCTTGAAACGAATAACTGATCGCATCCCCCTTGCGCTTCTCGATGCCGACAACCTGTGGAGCGTAGGCTCGGATCGTCCGTACGAGTTCGCGCACCACTGCTCCTGGATCTTCTCGACGTAAGGCTTTTGATTCAAGTACATAGGCATGATTCCCTCCAGTGAAGCCAACCGTCACAATGGCGGAATAATCGCCCTGATTCTCTGAGTAGGCGGGGTCGCAGACCGTGACGATGTACTGAAACCGCATCGGAGCTTCCGAATAGAGCGTTTCGTACTGCGTTTTGAACGGCTGTGTCGCGGGATCGACTCTCTGTAAAAGCATTTCGCGGGCATAGTTGAGCGATCCCATCTCCGCCTTGCGGAAAGCGAGCCAGTCATCCGTCCAGATATCTTTGTACTGGTTCTCGCCGTTTCGCTCAGCGGGCCTGCGCCATTTGGCATAGGCTTCGTTCTGTGAGAGTTGTTCTAAGATGTCGCCGAACTCCATCGGAGTGCCGACGGTATACATCTCGGTGTTCGGAAGCGCCATCCCCGCAATCACACCGAAATACATGCGGTCTTTGTCCTCACGGCTCATGCGGTTGTTCTCGCCCTCAATGTCGTCGTTGATGATGATGTCGGGATGCGTTCCACGCTTGGACGTGCCAAAGCCCATGAGCGAAACGAGCGAGCCGTTGGCAAATCCGATCTGGTCGGTCCCCCAGAGTTCTTTGGTGCTCGGACGCATGGGAGCGAGTCGTTCCTGGCTTTCGATGGTCTGGCGCATGAGGCGAAGATTTTTGACCGCCTGCCCTTCTGAATCCGAGACCAGAAGTACCTCGGTCTTCCCGCGGAGGATGCGCCAAAGAGGGTATGCGAGCGAAAAAAAGTACGTCTTCCAGGAACCGCGAGGAGCTTCGTAGAGCCCGCGCTTGTTTGCCAAGACGGACTGTTCCCATTCGGTGTAATGCGCGGGCCACTTGAGGCCCAAGGCGTTGGTCGTAAAGAAACGGAGCGAGGCCTTGCACCCGCGCCAGAACTTCAGCTCATTAGGCGACATGAGAAGTCTCGGAGATAGCGTCAAAGACAGGCTTGTACTTGGCTTCTTCCTCCGGCGTGAGCGAAATGTTGAAAACGTTAAGTTGGTTCGTCGGAGCCGTTTGTTTGTACGCCCCTTCGATCTTGGCGAGTTCGGCTAGGCTTTTTTGCTGAGTGTCTTCAAGACTTGGGTTGTAGATGTTTTCGACGTGCTTCGACTTGATCCAATCGGGCGTGGGGATCTCACAGAGGGCTTTTACCCGAGCGTCTTCTTCACGAAAACAGCTAAGTTTTTTGATAAATCTTTCAGCGACAGTCCGCTGTAAACCTGATGCGGATATTGCTTTTTCGATATCCCAATCATTCGTTCGCCATGCCTGTAAAAAACGAAGATCCGATAACGAGAGTCGCTTGAAGATGAGCTTGTCAACGGTGGCGGGATTTCCGTCCGCGTCGAATTTAAGCGGAACAATGGTTTGTTTTCCCCTGATCTTGATACGGCGGGCTTTGTCATTAACGGCCTTTGCGAGGTTCTCGCTCAAAACGGTCGCGAAGAAATCGTTTCGTGCCATCCCTTCGCGCCGATTGCACCTGGCGGGCGCAAATCGGAAAATCGTAAACCCGCCAGGATTTAAGCTATATCTACACTACCATCACGTTTTTGTCAAGTACACCGTCAAAAGACCTGGCAATCCAGACAATGTCGTCTTCCGTCATGCCTTCATGACACGGGATGTAAAAACCCCGCTCGTTTACACGCTCCGCCACAGACCACTTGAACTGATTATTTCTGAGCGGCCTGATCAGAAAATCATAGCACGGCTGGCTCGTAATGGGCATCATATCGCGAGTCTCAATGCCAGCTTTCTCAAGCGCAAGACAAACCTCGTACTTCGTCGGCTTCGCCGTCTCTTTGAGAATGATGGGGTACATCATCCAGGTGTGATTCTTGCGGCAATCCTCTCGCGGAAGCTCAAGATCAAGAAAACTCTCAAGGGCCTCCGTCAATTTCTCCGCCACCTTGCGCCTCTGCCCGACCCGCTCAGCCAGGCCGTCTAATTGGGCCAAACCCAGCGCGGCCTCAAACTCCGTTGCGCGACTGCTGTATCCGATACGGTCAAACTGAAACTTCTGATGAATACTGCCGATCGTCGGGTTCTTGGGCGAAAACGGAACGAAATAACCCGGGATGTAGTTCGTGTTCCGCCCATGGTTGGCGTAACTGCGCATCAGCCAGTTCAAGTCCATGTCGTTCGTCAAAGCAAATCCCCCGACCCCCGTCGCCAGATGATGCGCCATATACGTCGAATGACAGCCCACATCCCCCCGCAGCGGATTTAAGATCGTCTCGCAGGAATCTTCCAGCACCTTGACGCCATATTTCCCCGCCAGAGCGTAAAGCTTTGGATCGCAGTCCTGCCCGAACAACTGCACCGGCATCATGGCCTTGACGCGCTTCCAATCCGCTTCAATCTCCCGGCCCGTCGAATCGTGGCCATACCGCCAGGGGTTCATCGTCCAACTGCACATCTCCACATCCACAAAGACCGGCGTGAGCCCGGCCTGCAATACCACGTTCACCGTCGCTACAAACGTCAGGGCGGGAACCAACACCTCGTCACCATCCTGCCATTTGTATTTTTCTTTCAGCGCCAAAAGCGCAATCCGCAAGGCGTCGGTGCCTGAGTTCACGAAAATGCAGTGCCTGGCCTGGTGCAGGTCGGCTAACTTCTCTTCAAACTCTCTGACTTTGGGGCCAGGCGAGAACTGCCCGGAGGAAAGAACTTCGTTGATGAGTTTTTGCGTCTGCTTCGTGACTTCTAACGGCGTGGAAAGCGCGATCCTCTTAGGCCTTGACACGGAACTTCTTTCGCCAGGGATTCGGCGGACAATGCACTCGACATAAATAATCCAACTTCATCCCCAAAAAGGGATCTAAGCGAATAAAACCAAAATTCTTGCAGCGCCTCTTTCCAGGCTCTTTATACTCGCATCTACGCGACAAACGTCCCGTCCTGATAAAAGCTGTAGCCGTCCATCACGCTGTTGCCCGCACCATCCGTCCCGCCGCCATACCGACTGAAGACCCTGAACTTATAGGGCTGCCCCACAGTCAATCCCGTTAGAGTAACCGAATGATTCGTAACCAGCGGATTCGTATCCGTCTCAGCCGTCGTCAATTGCGTGTTGGGAATGATGCCATAAGCCACACGACTGGAACCGGCCGCACTCGTCGTCCATGCCACCGTCGCATTTCCTCCACCAATTCCACTGACGGCAACGGCACTGATCGTGATCGGCGTCGTGTTGCCGGGATCGTCCGTCACTTTCTTCTTCGGGTCCTGCCAGGTCCCAGGAATCGGCATTAGGGCAACCCACCGTTCATCTAATCCTCATGCACGGGACAACGCCGATGCACGGCATCGCCACCACACCAGTGACAGGTCTCGTAACCACGATAACGACACTCAGGATCTTTCCCGCCGCAGAGATAACAAGTCCAATCGCGTAAACCAAGACCCAAAATGTCACGCAACCAACTCATGGCTTCAGCCCGCCAAGCTTACGAAGGGTTACTCGGGGGAAAAATAAATTTTCCGAGCGATGGTAATTATGATTATTCATTTGCCGAAGTACGATTGACTTTGGTTTGGGCCAGGAGCTTGATAACAAGACCGCGATTTACATATTCCTGGGCCGTTAGGCCCATAAGAAACTCATTGATAAATAGATTCGATTCGTCTGTTGTCATGTCAACTTCCGATAATATAGATTATATTGCATATTAACTCACTACAATGCGTTTATTTTGTAATTCTGGGTCTTCGGACCTATATTCATGTTCTTGAATCTTTCCGTCAATTTCGTCAAACCAACTCACAACTATCGTGGAACAATAACGACAGGTACGAAGCCATTTGGACCGATCCTGGAGACGATGCGGGGAATACCATCTGTGCATACACAACTTACCCGACCCAAAGCGAATAGGCCACATAGCCCCTTTAGCCTAACCCGCATTCGCCCGTTTGTCAAGTCGGACCCCCAAAAATGGAGATAATAAGAAAATACCCATCATGTCTTGTTTGCTTATATATATATACTATCTATCTATCTATCTATCTATTATCTTATTATCTAGCCTTCTACGACGTAAAAGATAATACGGAAATTCACTCGCCAACCCAGGATATTATCTGCTTCGACTTCGATTTCGTAGACTCTTCGGTCAGCTTAATATCCCTATCTTGGTATAGTCCTGTCAGGTGCGCGGTGAGATGCTGTCCGGAGCACTTTGTCAGCCGCGAAAGAGCGGAGCGATCAATGGTGCCATGAGACTTGATTAGGTTCGTAATTCTTTTATGGTCGCGATCCCATTGCGTCGAAGTCATGTCTTCCACCAGACTTGGCAAACAATCCTCCACATATTTCAAGCACAACGACGCCTCTCGAAAGGCTTCGGGCGTGATCTCCTGTTCCCCGCGATCGACAGCGAACAAAATACAAAGCTTATGAATCGCTTCATTTTTAAAATGCTCGAAGAATCCGCCAAGAACAGGCAAAGCCTTGTTCTCGCGTTCAGTGGTGTCGCCATACCAATAATGCAACTTCGCCTTGGCTTCGGCCGTATAATGAAACGCCTGCTCAATCTTTTTGAACTCCCAGAGCATCTCCGACAACTCTTGGAACTTCTCCGGATCATGCGGCGGCGGAAGGGCCATAGGTGGATTTCCGGTTCCGACATAAGGAACCATCAAAAACCTCGCCAAAAATCCTGACATAGCGGACTGTTCGGCGTCTTGCAAACTCTGGCGCAGCCATTCCGGCGTGGTCGCCATGCCCATCGGGATATAAGCGTTTTGGATGCGCAACACTCCATGCTTCAGGGTTGTGCGCATATAATTGGGTTTGCGATAAAGGATGGTAAAGAGCGATTTCAACGATTCGTTGTATTTTTTGCCCAGCATATCGAAAAAGGATTTCGCCTCATCAAACACAAAGAGCCGGTTCGAGCTTTTTGAAAGAGACAGAATGATCGCCTCCGCCGTAAATTCGTGAGGAGCAGTACGTTCAGAATCCACAATCTCGATCAAATCTTCGACGATAGAAATGGCCGTTGATTTGTGTGAAGATGATTTTCCGATCAGCACAAGCCAAATATGCGGAGCGACGTTCCATGAACCGGCTTCCACATAGACGGACCGCGATAATGCTGCGGATATAGCCAGAAGCGCGCCCCATAACAAAAACGGGTCAGGGCAATCTGTGAATTCGTTCGCATATTGTAAATAGGCTTCTGTGAATCGCTTAGTCATTGGCCACACCCAAATAGCGGCATTTGAGCTGAAAGGCGATCATGGTGTGCATGGCTTGCGATCCGTCGTAGGGTTGACCGCCATATTGCCAGCGTTTGATTTCTTGGCGGAATTCTTTCCAAGCTATTCCAATATCGTGCCAAAGTCCCGGATGATAGGCTTTGAGTTGCTTGCGAGACTTTTTGGGAAGAAGTTCGCGATACCTCTCAATAGCGAACCGCGTCCAAATAATCATTTCATCCCGGCGGTTGATGCGAATGGAATGCTTCTCAAACCCCATCTGCGCTTTTTGCTGCGCGACTTCAAGGCGCGGCAACGACTCATCCAGTTTCATATGTGCAGCCATAACAAGGGGCAAAGTCACTTCGAGGAATTTTTCTAACGCCAATTCGGATCGTCTGTAGGGCGTTGTGTCAGCAGCCATTTTGTCTTCTGCGCTTTCGAAGGATGTTTTTTGTTTGTCACGTTCGGCTTGAAGGGCTAAAAACTCTCTACCTAATACAGACTTCATCGGCACTAATTTCAAAAACTTCGTTTCTCTCTCAAGCATAACCCCTCCACAAAAATTGATTCCCGTCGGACATAGCGGTTCCCTGGGCAGGTGAGTGCTACGCCGACGGGGAAATGGGATTTTCGATTTAACCCAGAGAACACAAAACAAAAATACAAACCCTGTAAATCTTTGTCAAGCGCACAAAACCGACGCAAAAACAAGCTTTTTGTGACGGATAAAATAACCCTTGACATATGCTGGTGGTGGTGGTATATTGAGGGCATGAAAATCAAGACTTGGCCACAAAAGTGTCAACGAGACGATTGTCGCTACAGATGGTGCTCTCGCAAGCAATTCCCGAAGAAATGCCCTAAGTGTGCCGAATGGCTCCAAACGTCCCTAGATTCAAAAGCTAGGCCCCTAGAAACCGATCCTAGCGAGCGCTTAGAACAAGGAATGGAGGGTTTATGAAAACGCTGACGAAAACACCGACGCACACGCCGACGCCGTTAACCCAGCAGCGGAGCGGATACCAAGCTCACTATAGTGAACACGCTAGAGTCATTAAAAGCAATGGTATACCCATTGGCCATATTTACGGATCAGATGTTGCGGAACGGTTCGTCCGCGCCGTGAATAGTCACCAGGAGCTTGTACAAGTCGCCAAGGATTTATTGACGATGATCGAACATGAGGGCAACGTGAGTAGTTCGCCATATCGGTATATTGCCATGCGAGCGGAAGAAGCCCTCGCCCGTGCCGAAGCAACGGAATAGCCATGAACGCCTATTGGTACGACATGATGATTTCAGATGCCTTCGCGTTCCGTTCGCAGAAGCTTTTGAAGCGAATCAGGCTCTTAGAACTGGTTCTGATCGGTGCTTCGGCAATCGCTGTGAGCGGATGCAATCGCGACAGCAGCGATAAGCCACGGGAACCGGGCGTCGCGCAACTGATCGGCGGCGATGTGGTCATCAATCATTAGGGAGGGATCATGAAAGACGAATACGGCAGTTTGTTGCGTGAAAAGATGAAGGACAGCATGGCCCAGCCATGGCGTGCGACCAACAAGCGCGAGAGCTTGAGCTTTATCCAGCGCGTGGGCGACAGCGTGGCGTTGTTCTGTTATTTGGTTGTGGGTCTTGCCATTGCGGCATTAGCGTGGTTCGTTTTCGCCCAGGCGCTTCAATGGATAAGATAGTTCCTTCCGATTTGATGCAGTCTCTCCAATGGTGGAACCGCGCCTACTTCGCCACCCAGAAAGCTAAAGAATCTGATTTCAGGATCGTCAGAGACATTTACTCACGTGCCGCCGCCATCGCCCGGGCGCAGTATGAGATGTTTCAAGCCCAGTACCACGTGGAGGTGAAACCATGAACTACGACTTCGCCAAGCCCGTCGAGATCTGCCCGTGGTGCGGCTATCCGTTCCCGGCAATGCAGGAGTTTAGGCACATCAAAACGATTGATTGCCCTGAGCACATGCCCGGCTGGTTTAAGCACAACGAAGACTTGGCCATCGATAG